ATCGTTTTTTTTTAACTTATTTGTATAGATGGTTTTTTTATTACGTATATTATAGTTATTATAAGCTATTTCCAATTAAAACTATCCAAATAGCTAATCCTACAGAAAAATATATAGAAAAAAATAAAAAAAAATTCATAAATAGTTTTCAATGTATTAGAAATATGAATACTAATATTGAACCGGTGTTTTATAATAAAAAAGAATTACAAAAAACATTGGTAGATACAAATAATCAATTAGAGAAAATTTGGAGAACCCGAATATTAATTGAAAATACTCCTCGTGGTAATATAATTATGCATTATGATGTTTATAAGAATGGATTTGCTTATTATTCTGATATGACCGGAATACCCTATTTTATTTTGAATGCGGTTGCAATGAAATATGTTATAGTATATAATTGTCGAGATTTTTATATGGATAATGAGAAGTTGGAAGAAGATAAAGAATCACCTTTGATTAAACTTTATTTGGAAGAGGAAAAAGAAAAAACAGAAATAGAGAAAAAAACATTACCTAAATTAGATAATTCTGCATTTGCAAAATTAAAAAATTATCAATTAGAACCGGAATCTGATAATAAAATAAATGATGCGAATGAAAATAAAAAACCTGAAAAGGAATATAATCGAAATATTTTTATAAACTTGGGTAGGATTACTAATTTTAAACCTTTACAGAAACCAGAAAGAAAAAATAAACTAAATGGTTTTTATTCAAAATTATTAGATGATGTAACAAGCGAATGTGAGTTACAAAATCAGATATTTAGTTATAGTAAATTTAAAGAATTGTTTATGAAGAAGAATTAAGAGTTAGTAGCTTGTTTTTTAAGCCATTTTAAAAATCCATTGCTTATATTCAATTGAAATGACATACCCAAATGTTCCTTTGCAATTTCATAAGATTTTCTCTCTTTTTCTGAAAGAGATTCTAGATATTTTTTTTGAAGTTTTTCTAAATCTGGTTGATTCATATTAATAATATTATTATTTAACTATATTATTAATCTTTAATTATTTGTTAATCATAAGATAAACCTTAAATCAATTTTTTATAATCCACATGCAAAGGGTGTTTTTCTAATATTAGGATTAAACCTAGGTACAGTTGCGGTTATGTCATGTGATGTGCAATTATTTGTTTTATTAATTAAATGTTCTCCTTGGCTAATTGCTACATAATTGCTTTTAGGTTTTACATAATTAACATAGGATGATCTACTAAAAAATTTTATATTACTAAATAAATTTTTATAATATATAGCACATGCATTATTGCATGGTTTTGAAGTATTCTTAATATTGCAGGCTAAATTTGATTTCTGTATAGTCTTTTTTGCCTTGTTTCTAATATAATCATCCTGGTTATTTAGGTTTTGATTGTTATCAGCTTTCCATTGATTGTATGTTGTAGTAGATGGTCCACATGTGATAAAATATTTTTGATTAATATTTGAAATATTATTCATTCTTTCTTCGATCATTCCATTTGTGGTTATAACTGAAGTTTTAACAATATTTGGATTATTTAATGACGTAACAGCAGATTGAACTATTGCTGTGGTAGGATATTTACCACAACAACCGCCATGTCCTCGTGGGGTAGGTCCATTCATTAATGTTCTTGGTAAGGACCTAGATAAAGAAGTTTGCCCAACATATCCTTGACTACGCCTTGTACCATTTAATGAAAATGCGGGCTGTCCTACACTTATATTATTATATTGGGTTTTTGTTTTTCTTTTTAATGTTGCAATTGACATTTATATATTAGTAAAATATATTTATTCATGAATAGGTTATGTCTCTAACATATATTTGAAGGAAAGGTAATATGTAGATTTACTAAATTCAAATATGTATTAATTCCACCAGTTTCATTTGTACCAAGTGTTGCATTTGGTCCAGTAGTGTTAACGCAAATATTATATAATTCAGTATTTAACAATGGAGGAGGATAGGTTAGATCAAAATTAATAATATTGAATGGATTATTAAGACTAACCGGGTTAATACTTCCTTCAGGTATACTGTTATAATTATATGCTTGATTTAAAATATTATTTGGAAATAAGCTAGATGTTCCAGATGCAATTGAGGTTAAAGTATAGTTACTCGAATTATGTGGTGTTGAAATAACTACAGGAGAAATTGATTTATTTGTACCTGTTTTAAAAAAATCTTCAACTGTAACTTTATCAGTAATTACTGTGTTTGCCCATGTTTGATTATAATGCCATGTAATAAAAGGATTAATTTCATTAGCATTTCCTTCGGGATTTAAAGCACTATTTGTCGAAGCAAATTGAATCTCTGAACCGGATGAAAATACATATGGTTTACCGATTGAAATATTAGTGTTTTTAATATAAATATTACCACCAACAATAGGAGTAGCACCTGTTGTATCCTTAATAGCCGATGTGTTATCATCAAAATAAACTGTAAATGCTGGTGGTAAGTTATGAACCACATCTACTAAAATAGGTGTAGTGTATGCAACAGGCGTATTTTCAGTATTTGGGGGTGCACCACTGTTTACTAAATAATATGCTTTGATATAGAAAGTTTGAGAAGAACTATCACTATTACTATTAACAGATGGTCCAGGTGGTCCTGTTGGACCAGGAGTTCCAGTTGGACCAGGTATACCTTGTAATCCCTGTTGCCCAGTTGGGCCTTGTATTCCTTGTGGTCCAGTAAAACCATAATAACCTGAATAACAGTTTGAAGCATTCCAATTATTGGCAGTGTTATTCGGTCCACAAGACATATCTATATTATCATTACCATAAAGTACAGGAACATATTGTATAACTGGATTATTAGGATATGTATTGTAATGACAAGGTGATTTAGGCCGTTGGATTGGAGGTGGACAAGGTGGTTGGATTGGAGGTGGACAAGGTTGTTGGATTGGAGGTGGACAAGGTGGTTGTGGAGGTGGACAAGGTGGTTGTGGAGGTGGGGGATTAGGACATGGGCAATTACAATTACTATCTATTGGACTAATTATATCACTCCAATATGCTGGTTGTCTACTATATAATGCATTAAGCTGGGCTAATCTACGTAAATTCGTCAAATCATTTTGAGAAGGCATATTATTACTATAATAAATATACCGAAAATAAATAATAATAATAAATTAAATTTTTATTAATTGATTTGTTAATACTCTATATTTTGCTTTTTGTTACCAAAGTTATTTCTAAATTTAATAATTGCTAGAAGTTAAAATAAGATATTAATTATATAATAATTAACTATATGGATACTCTTGATTTAGATATAAATAATTATAATATTAAGGATATAGAGAAATTTTTTAGACTAAAACCAAATCAAAAATATAACGCATCTGATATAGAATTAAAAGAATATGAGATACGAGAACAATTATTACAAAGTGGCCATATAAATAAACGTTTTAAATCAGATTTAATAGAATTTTTAACAAAGGCAAAACAATGGCTCACTTTTGTTAAATGTGGTAAAGCAATTACTGAAAAACAACCAACAACAATACCAAAAAATTATAAACTAGATACTTTAGATACACCTTTTTCTAAAGAACATTCATCAAGAACTGATGAATTAATTAATCATCCTGAACGACAATTTATATATGCGAATCCTAGTGAATTCTTTCAAGGAACTTTGAACCCACTTAACACAAGGGTAATTACAAAAACATTAAATATAGATACCCGTTTTCGTGATAATTTATATACTACACAATGCTCTGATTTTAATATGAATATTCAAAATAAATTAAATAAGGTAGTATCGATGCAATTATCATCAATAGAATTACCTATTGTTTTTTATAATATATCTGAAAGTTTTGGTAATAATTATTTGTATATTAAAGTAAATTATAATACATTTGCGTTTCAGAATAATTGTTTGAAAGAATTATTAAATAAAAAATGTTGTACAAAATCATTTTATGATGCTTCAAATGTTGATATTTTCAATAATGAACAAACTTACTGGGATTCTTCATTCAATTATATTACGTGCATTGATTCATCATATAATACATGTGAATATAATGAATATGATGAATATAATGAATATAATGAAAATAATTTTAATACATTCAATTACAATGATAATATACATAATTATTACGATAATAATTATAACACGTACAATTATAATGAAAATATTTATGAAAATGAAAATACCTATGAAAATACTTATGAAGAAATATTCAATGAAACTATATATGATGAATCATCTGATGAAAATATGGATGTAGAATCTGTTACTGATATTATAGATGAAGAGATAATGCTTGAAAATATAGATACTTATTTGAATGATAATATGATTGATGATGAGTTCAAAAAACAATTAATAGATGAAGAATTAGATATAAAAAACGAAAAGGATAAAATAAAAATAATTGTTCAATATGAAAAAATGCAAAATAAATTAAGGGATGAATATGATAAAATGCAGAGAAAAATAAAGACTGAATACGAAGAATTACAAAGAAAAATTCAAAATGATGAAATAAGGAAAAACATGGCTGAATATGAAGAATTACAAAGAAAAATTCAACATGATGAATTCAAAAGAAATAGAATTCGTTATGAAAACATGCAAAAAAAAATAAGGGCTGAATATGAGAAAAAAATAACAGAGTATGAAAGAAAGAAATCTGAATATGAGAAAAAAATAACAGAGTATGAAAGAAAGAAATCCGAATATGAGAAAAAAAGAGCACAGTTTGAGAAAGAGAAAATTCAATATGAAAAAAAAAGAGCTCAATATGAAATATTTAAAAAGGAGCAAATCGAAAAAAAATTACAATTAGTAGATAAGGTTTCAAATGATAAGAAACTAACTAAAATAATTGATAATGAATTGATCCAAGATGTTTCAATAACTGATAAAGATTTGGTTAAATTAATTAATGATGAAATAACTATTATTATTCCAGATGGAAATTATAATTCACATGGATTAATTAATACAATCAATAATTTACTTTCACCAATAGATGAAGATGGAAATCTTATGAATCCAAATAGCATTTTTTCCTATATAGAATTATCATTAGATATAGATGAACATAATTCAGGAACAGGAAAGGTTATTATAAAACCATCTGAAACTCATTCAAAATACATAAATTCAATTACATTAGATTTTACAAAAAATCTGAATGGAACATCAGATACTACGTCCCTTTTTTCAAAAATAGGTTGGAACCTTGGGTTTATTAAACCACAATACAGTGGCAGTAAACAGTATATTTCAGATACAGTTTTTGAAATGTCAACCATAAAATATATTTATTTAGCAGTTGATGATTTTAATAACAATGTAAATAATCAATTTGTAGGTTTATTTAATAAATCTATTTTGAATCCAAATATACTAGCTAGAATATCAATTAAGGGAACATCTTTCAGTTCTATAAAAGAAAATAATTATACTATCATAACTGAACCTAGAAAATACTTTGGTCCTGTAGATATACAAAGATTACGTATACAATTGTATGATGAATATGGTCGTATTTTAAATATGAATAATGCTAATTATTCTTTTTGTTTAGATTTTAAACTCTTGTATGACTTATAAAAATATTCTATTATTATATATGCCATATAAAAGTCGAAAGGTACGTGGAAAACCTTGCTATAGAGTTACTAATAAGGAAAATAAAAAGGTTTTTGCAAAATGTACATCGAAAGAAAATGCTGCAAAACAAATGCGTTTATTACGTGCTTTGCAATTTAATAAAAAGTTTATACCTAATTCATCCAAAAATAAAACCAAGAAAATAAAAATTGATTAAGATCTATCCGTAGAATTGTTTCCAAATGAATACAAATCAACGATGGAGTATATACTATTCGTGGATAAATATATTTATCCACGAATAGGGATTAAATAATATAAAATCGATACATTGAAACCTGATATTGAAAGGAGTTTCATAAAGAGTAGATCATTATAGTAGCAGTACATAGAAGAAGGTAATATTATTTCATTTCGTTAGGTGTAATATAAACTGATTTTGCAATATTTTTGAGAACTTTTTTTTCTGTTTTATCTGAATCTTCTGATGCACCCATTACATTTCGCATCATTTGTAAGCAATCTTCATATTGTGGAGAATAAACACTATTATATTCTGGATGTTCCTTTATATACTCAGATAGTTTTTTAATTTTTTTATTAGATATTGTATTAATTGCATGTTTCATTCTTTTTGACTCTGAACCTGTCTCTCTAACCCAACCTTCTGCATCCTTAATATGTAATGTTTCTCGTTTCGTATCTGTGCAATGCACAGGTCTTGAATTAATATCACAATTCTCTAGTCCTCTTTGAAAAATATTAGTAATTGCTTCTACTAGTCCATGTTCCTTTGCACAAAACAAATCGGAATCTTCTATTTTAAGTGAATTTATAAATTCACCCATAGTAATTGCATTCTTACAGTCTTCATTCAAAAATACATTAATATTAAAGGTTTTGTTTTCATTTATTGTGTTCTCCATTTTCTCAATATTATTTGTAATCATTGTAGTCTGTTTCAATTGTTTGTTTTCTTCTAATAGCTGCTGGTTTTGTTTCATTAGATAGTTGCATATTTCCTTACTATGTTCTATAAGCGATGTGTTTTGTTCTATTATTGTATTGGTGAGTGGGATTATTTCATTACTTGTCTTTACTTTTTTCTTACCCTGTGTAGGACGTTCTCCATATTCCCATTTATTAATAAGTACTTTGTATTGATCATAGTTATCATCTGATATTTCTGCTGTTAAATTAATACCAATTAATTTCATTATTGCATTTATTGACCGTGGATTATTAAAATAAATACATCCTTTGAGAATATTTGTATCCTTATCAATTCCAAGAATATGATATCTGCATTTAATTAATTTTAATTTTGCGATTAATATATCATCACAATATTCATGAAAATAGGTGAAAATTCTTGTTCTTTTACTATCCATATAGTCTATTGTACCATTTTTTTATATGAATTTTACGCTAAATATTTCGGCACAGAAGCACAGAAGTTAATCTGTGCTACTCGATAAGGATTATTGATAATAAAATTTTTTGTTATCATAATGCTAACAATAAATCATTGGGAAACCTGGCACAGAAGTTTCAGTCTCAACTTCTGTACTTCTGTGCCGACTTGGACATCCGAATTATGGTAAGAAATTATGCAGTGGTATTTTTCGACTATTTTGGTGATTTTAAAGCATGTCAGTGTAAATCGACCTTTTTGCAAAATTTTTTCCATAAAATAAATTTTGGACAAGGAATTCTTTGTCCATTTTTAAAATCTCCTTGGACTTTTTTCTTTTAGTTGAGAGAACCTAGAATATTTTATCTTTAAAAATTTGTATATTATTTTATCAATTATTTATATATCGAGAACTTGAATGCCTTGTCAAATTAGTTGTGGAATATCAGCTATTTTTTTAAGTGGAATGGTTTATATGAGCTATGCTACCTATCAAAGTGATATCATGAATAAATACAAAAATCAGTTACCAGAAAATTTACAAAAAACATATAAAAAAATAGTGGATGAAAGATTGCGAATATATTATTTTGGGTATATTTTAGGCTTTATTCTTTCATTATTAGTCATTTTTTATAATGTACAAATCAAGAAAAATCGTTTTGGTACGGGTTCTCTTGTTTGTATTGTAATTGCTATTTCATTTTTAACAAATTATTTTTATTATATTTTATCTCCAAAATCAGATTGGATGTTAAATCATATTAAAACGCCAGAACAAAATCAAGCATGGCTAGCTATGTATCGAGGGATGCAAGTATATTATCACACAGGACTTGTATTAGGACTATTAGCAGTAGGTACTTTTGCATTTTCCTTTCGATATTAGCTAATGTATCTTTATGAAGTATTAACCAATTAGACCTTAATCTCTATTCGTGCATAAATGTATTTATGCACGAATAGGATATGGGTTATCATGTCTTTTGTATCCAAATGGATACAAAAACACGGATAGACCTTAAAAAAGTAATATAAATATAAAATATCAATATAATTTATTGTTATTTTATATTTCATATGAATGATTTAAGTGAGGAACAACAGAATATATTAAATAATGTAATTGAAGGACATAATGTAATTGTAGATTCTTGTGCTGGTACCGGAAAAACAACGCTAATTTTATCAGTAGCAAAGGCATTAGCTAATAAGAAAATATTACAGATGACATATAACTCAATGCTACGATTTGAAGTGAAAGATCGCGTAAAAAAGTTAGGTATAACAAATATGAAGGTACATACATTTCATAGTCTGGCAGTAAGATATTATCTACCTACATCCTATACAGATACCGTATTACGTTATGTTATATTAAATGATACAAAACCTGTAGAAAAATTACCAAAGGTTGATTTAATAGTATTAGATGAAGCACAAGATATGACCTTTTTATATTTCCAACTAATGGCAAAATATGCAAGAGATATGGGTAATCCTATTCAATTATTAATTTTGGGTGATTATATGCAGGGACTTTATGAATTTAAAGGATCAGATATTCGATTTTTAACATTTGCAGATATATTATGGGATGAATTTAAATATTTAAAATCAAATGAATTTCGTTATTGTACAATGAAAATGTCCTATAGAATAACAAATCAAATGTGTAAATTTGTCAATGAGGCAATGATCGGATCAAATCGACTAGAGGCATGTAGAGATGATATGCCTGTATTATATATACGTAATACTAAATATAATACTGAACGTATTATTGCAGCGGAAATAAGTAAAATATTAGAGAAATATTCCCCAGATGATATATTTATATTAGCATCATCAGTAAAAGGTGTGAATAGTAATGTGCGTCAATTAGAGAATATGTTAGTAGAACGTGGTATACCATGTTATGTTCCAATGATAGAGAAGGATAAGATAGATGAACGTGTTATTGAAAAGAAGATAGCCTTTTCATCTTTTCATAGTATAAAAGGAAGACAACGTAGATTTGTATTTGTAGTAGGTTTTGATAATTCTTATTTTAAATTTTATGCTCGAAATTTACCAAGAGATAAATGTCCAAATACGCTTTATGTTGCTTGTACGAGAGCAACACATGGACTTTATTTAATTGAAAGTAATAATTATCCATCAGATAGACCATTGGAATTTTTGAAAAGAAATCATATAGAAATGAAGAAAAGTGATTATGTCGATTTTAGAGGACATCATCAAACAATATTTTTTGATGATGATGAGGTTCGTGATCTTTTGTATGTAAATAAACATAATTTAACACCAACTGAACTTATTAAATTTGTACCCGAGTCAATTATAGAAGATATTTCACCTATATTAGACCGTATATTTATTTCAGAAAATAGGGAAATATTAGAACTGGATATTCCGAACATTATTGAGACAAAACAAGGTTATTTTGAGGAAGTAAGTGATTTAAATGGTATAACCATACCGTGTATTTATTATGATTATTTATATGAAAAATGGTATGGTTCTCATAATAATTCAAATATTTTATTAAATATAATAGGTAATTCGGTAGATAATATGAAGCCAAATGAACATATTTACTTGAAAAACATAGTTAGCGAATTACCTGAACATATCGAGAAAATAAATGATTATTTGTTTTTGGCTAATGTAAGCGTAGCTATACAAGAAAAATTTTATTTTAAATTAAAACAAATTGAACGGGATGAGTATACTTGGTTATCGAGGGAGATAATTACTAAATGCACGGATAGATTGGATAGTGTATTGGGACATGAATGTAAGGAACATATACCAAGAATAGAGGAGACAATAATTAGTCAAAGTGATGATAAAGCACATGTAAGAATAGATGAATTTTTTTCAAAAAATTATTCAAAGGATGTGAAATTCCGATTCACAGCAAGAACAGATTTAATTACAGACATTGCTGTATGGGAAATAAAATGTACTAGTAATATTTCGATAGATCACATGATCCAGGTTGTTATTTATGCATGGTTGTGGAAAATGAGATCTTCATCCGATGAAAATAAATCGGATGAAAAAGAATTTAAATTATTTAATATAAAAACAAATGAATTATTAAAATTAAATGCAACAATGGAGGAATTAGATACTATAATGTTAGCATTAATAAAGGGAAAATTTCAAATACCTGAACTGAAGGTTGATGAAGTATTTATTGCGGAATGTAAAGATTATCTTAAAAAATTATAATTTTTTATTCTTGTTTTGTGGATACAAACTTTTGAATGCATTCGTATATTTTTGCAGATTCTGCAATACTAAAGGTCCCCCTTTGTTGGGCAACACCTAAAAAAGATACAAGAACATTAAAGGCCATGTTTTCGTTTGTAATTTCAACATCAATAAGGCGAACCTCTTTTTGTGTAGTTTCAGGAGAAGGAGGTGGAACAGGAGGCTCTTCGGTCATAGTAATGTTTTCCATTATAATATAAAAAAAGATTAATATTTATATGTGTTTTATTTATTATTTATTATTTATTTGATGAATTCGACATCTGTCGAATTTATATATTGATTTTTTACAATAACAGCCATTGGATAATTCCTTTCCACATATATATTTATAACAGCAATTTTTGATTTTTTTTTTATTTGCATTCCATAAATTAGATGCCTCATTGAAATCGATATTGACTTCAAGAAGCTGTTGTTGTTGGGTTGATTTACTACGAGTTAACATATTATTTCCTAAATTAATATAAATAATTTATTATTCAATTTTTTATTTTCTAGATTTTCTCGATCTTCTTTTACGTTTTCCTCCTGATATTTCACTTGTTGGGCTAACAACAGCCCTCTTTTTCGATCTTCTTCGTTTTTTTAGTTTACAGCGAGTTCTTTTAATACAATTTTTTGGACAACTTTTTCTTCTTCGACTTCTTCTTTTTTTAGTTGGTTGAGAATAAACTAATTCGCTATTATCTTCTGATGTTGTTGGCGTGCTTGGTTCAGATGTTGCTTCTGAAGTGGGTTCAGTTGTTGCTTCTGAAGTGGGTTCAGTTGTTGCTTCTGAAGTAGGTTCAGATGTTGCATTGGTGCTGGTTTCTGGTGTTGATTCGGTAGTAAATTGTTCATCATTTAATATTTTTTGATCAGCATCAGGAGGAGTTGAAACAGGTGTAGTAGTAGGTTGTTCTTCTGTTGGCGATACCGTGTTTTCTTCTGTCACACCATTTTTTTTCTCTTCTGTTTTATTAACCGAATCCATTATATATTATTCGAAGAAAATAATGATTTTTTATATGTGCTAAATAAAAAACAGGGACTTTTTTGAAAATGCATATTTATGTTTTTTGTAAATAGGCTAAGGGTCTAAAGAAGATAAGATTCTCTGCAAATAGGACATTTATCACATTTTTCAGCACATCCTTTGCAAATACTATGGCAACATCCAGGAACTTTTAGTTTTTCCGCAATAATTTCTTCATAACAAACTGGACATTCATCTTTTTCTACTAGTTTATCATAATACTCGGAGAACTTTTTCTGAATTTTTTCAATCATTGCTTTATATTTGTTATTAGCGATTCTGCGTTCAACCCTTAATCTATGTCGCAAATAGGTGTTTTGTTCTTCTTTCTCTTGATACATATTAGTTAGACCATTTAAATTAAGTACTAATTCGTTATTTCTGGTTTCAAGTTGTCTGCATCTTTTATCTAATTTTTCCTCATTTGTTAAAGGAATAGGGAAGGGAAAATGTGTTTTATGGTAAACAACCAATATTTTCATAAAAACATCATATTCAGATAAATCGCTATGAATAATACCATTTCTAATCTCATCATTAGTAATACGATCATCTTCTTTTTCATACCAAAAATCAAAAATTTCAGTATAAGATACCAGAATTTTACCAATTTCTAACTGGTAATCTTTAAAATAATCATTGTAATGTTTTTTAAAATCTTTTTTATTTGGTATTTCCTGGTGTTTCATAACAGGACCTGGTCCAATTTCAGTACCATCTCTATCAATAATTGTTAAATCTAGATGATATGCAATAATTTCTCTAGGAATATGTAATAAATAGGTATGATCGCAACATGATTTATTATCTGTAGTATTTGTAATTTTATATTCTGTTAAATTTGGGTAATTAAAAGAAAGATCTTCAAAAAACCCTTCAAAAGATTTTTGAAATTGCTGATCACGAGTAGGTTTGGGCATTTTATTTGGTGAATTTATTACCATATTTATTAAACTAACTGAAAGGAATCAATTTTTTACATATTTTTTATCAAAATCCTTGCCATAAAGGTTCTCAAAAGTAATATATCTATTATATTTTAATAAAAAATTGAATACCATATATGAAATATATTAATTGGACTTATAACAATTAACCAAGATTCAAATCAAAATATAATGTCAGCTATTGATGTTACTACCGAAGTTCAATTACGTGCTCCTGCGTTTTCAAGACTTCTAGGAATGTTATTGAGATTCGCAAAAGATGGGCAAACTTTTGCGAATGTATATAGTAATGAAATACATGATGAGGAGGAAGAGCAAGTTTTAAATGAATTATTAGAAAAAATGGTACCAAAATATGGGACAGTGCCAAGTACTTTTCCAACACAGGATATGGATATTATCGCAAAGATGATTTTGAAAGTAGTTCGATTTAATGCTACTCATAGTTATATTAGCAGTAAGTTAAGTATGTGCATGATAATACAATCAGTTGGATTAGTATTAGATACAAATGGAACTTTGGCAGGAAAAAATATGAGAGATAAGGAAATGGTTTTATTAAATAATAAACTTTGTGATATTGGTAAGTTAATTATTGAAAGGAATGTAATTGTTACTGCAGAAGAGGTTACTGTCACTGGACATGAATTCAACCCAGATAGCCAGTTTGTTGTTTTTAGAATTTTATAAAAATATATGTATAAATCGTATTGTAAAATAAAAATAAAAAACCATGTATGTAGATGTTTTTTTATTTTTAATAAATTTATAAAATTTTTATTTTTGTTACTCAATGAGAACCTGATTTTCCATAATAATAAAAGCAGTATTTAGATGATTCCCGATCATATTTTTCCAATTTCTTTCTACCAAATATTCCTGAAGATTAAAATTATCAGGAAATTTATCGTCAGTATTCGAGAAAATTCCTGAAATAGTAACAAACTCAGGTTGCAGGCGATCATCATCTCCTCGTAAATATTGCGAGGGTTCTGAAAATGTAATGGAATTCGTGTAATTTTCTATTTTTTCCTCGGATAGGTCATCACTTCCCCGAAGATTTGAAGTCATATTGCGTAATGAAATATCATTACATGCTACAATTACAAATATGTAGAACATAGCAACTAAAAGAGAACCTAGGAGAAACATTGTTATATGTTAGTGTTGTTTGATATAATAACTAATATTTGTATTAGTATATTCAATTTTTTATGTGTTTTTTGATTTTTATTTATATTTTTGAAATCTTTTCAATAACGTTCCCCTTATCAGTATTAGCAGTAGAAGGAGTATTTGTTGTTGTTTTATTTTGCATTTGATTTCTAATATGTTTACTACTATAAATGTTTTTTTTATTTTTATCTTTCCTTCCCTTGGTACCTTTATCACCCTTTATTTTAATTTTATCGTCCATGTTATTGAGAAACTATATAAATATTATTAATATTATATTATATCAAAAAAAAGCTATTTATTACCTTTATATATAGAATTGGACCTAATAAGAAATTTTTTATGGAAAATATGTTTGTTATAATATATCTTTATGCCAGAAAAACATAAAAAATTGAAAACTTTTTACCAAATAATATAATAAGTATCAACAAGAAACCAATAACAGAACAAGAATAATGTCTCGTCGTATCAGCAGTAATCAGAAGGTCGTTATGTATTCCTCTGCCTTTTGTCATGTATGTGAAAAGGCAGGAGTACCTAGAACTTTATATGAGAACCATAATTTCACGCTCTATTTTAAATCTAACCGTATGCTCTATTAAATCCAACCCTTTCTCCATTCAAAATACTCTTTCCTATAGGTCCAATTTTTTCAAATGCTTGTTTCCTTTTTATAGCTTCTTTATAGTTATCCAATAACAAATTATATTCTTTATCATCCAAATAATCTCCATCTCGATTTGGAGATTTTAATCCAGCTCTTCTTATTTGTTCATTTGAAATTATTTCACGAGTAAATGGGTTATTTAAATCTCCTACTTTTTTTCTATGATCACTTCGACTGTAATTATCTTTCCTTGGAATAATATAATTTAATCTTAATTGTTGTATAGTTTTTTTATCTAAACATTGGTTGCCTAAACAATATCCATTTTTAATGAGATCACTTGTTATTGAATCGTATTCATTATCACATCCTGAATTTTTTATAATTGGTTCGGTATTTGATGAACACGCATACGGATTCCCACCTCTACAAGAGCTAAATTTATTTAATCTATTTTTACGCGATCTATTTCTGCGAGATTTATTTTTACGCGATCTATTTCTATAAGACTTAGACATATATATATATATATATATAAATGGAAGAAAATGTCAAATTTTAATTTTTCTAAATATATTTTTATGTCTTTTTTTGTTGGTGAATCAAAAAATTATACAACAACCGTAATTTCAGAGATCACAAAGGAAAAATATGCTGCAAACGCTTTCTGGATAACCTTCGTTCTCATACATGTAGTGAATGCGGAAAATTAGGAAACCATTTTTCAAACCAATGCAAAGAACCTAAAAAACAACAACCTGTTCGCTTGTCTGTTGTCATTGTGAAAGCAAAGGATAATAAGAATAAAACAGATGCACCAGCACTACAAACAAACGTATTTGAAAATCTTGATGAGGGCTCTGATGCAGAAGAAGCACCTCATCCAAATGTGACGGTTCGTAGAAAGTCCAAGTTTATTAGAAACTGGGCTGATTGTGAATCATCGGATGATGAGGAGTGAATATGGACTCGGAATATCCCTTTGTTAAATTATAAAATAATATAAAGAATAACTGCGAATATTAAATAGATAGTAAGTATATAAGTAAAAAAGTAAATATTAAAAAATCATAAAAATATTATAGTAATTCACCCGGTTAGCTCAGTCGGTAGAGCGCCAGCCTTTTAAGCTGGTGGCCGAGGGTTCAAGTCCCTCATCGGGTGTATAAAGGTCGCAAGACCAGGGAATAATACTAGGAATTAGTCTTAGTATTATTTTTTATTAATTTTACTATTCAAAAACTTTTTAAAGGTCTATCCGTGTTTTTGTATCCGCAAAGCATGTATGGATACAAAAGAGTGTGGATTAACCTTATATCCTATTCGTGCATAAATATATTTATGCATGAATAGAGACTAAATCTTCAAATTAAAGATATTATTATACTTTGAATTCATGAGTTCTACTAATTCTTCTGCTTTCATTACCTTTTGCTTTTTCAATAAATCAGCACCTTCAATCAATAATCCTTTTGAGTTACGAATTAGAAATTCTCCATAAGCATATGCATCATTAATCAATTTAGATACTTCACAATCTATTTTTTCCTTATATTTCTCACTCATGCTAGGATAAATAGGCTGTTTTCCCATACCATAATAACATATCATACGCTGTGCTAATTTAAGTGCTTCTTCAAAATCATTAATAGCACCTGTTGTAACAGAGACTCCGTAGACAACTTCTTCTGCAATTCTACCCGATAATAAGATCATTAGATGTTCTAATAGGGCTTCACGAGTAAGAATATTAGAGGCAGAACTCTCAAAGATAGTATATGCAGGGCTTTTTGGAGCAGATAAATTAATAACAACTTTGGTCATTTTAGAGTGATGTTTAGAAACAAGTCCGGCCACAGCATGTCCAAGTTCATGAATAGCAATATGGTCAATAATATCAGAGGTAAATTGATGTTCATTCGGCTGCCATCCTACCATCATTTTATTGAGAACCATATCAATATCTACATCAGTAAATTTATCACGATTTTGACGTAGGGCATTTAACATAGCTTCATTTAATAGGTTCTCTAATTGAGCTCCAGAAAGACCATTTGTAGTTTCAACTAAATCATCGATTACTACAGAACGTTCAAAAGGCTTGCCTTTGGAATGAATATCCAAAATGGCTCTTCTAGTTTTTGCATCAGGATTACTAATAAAAATACGTTTATCTATTCTGCCTGGGCGTAAGAGGGCATCATCTAATAAATCAGCACGATTAGTAGCACCAATAACAAAAATTCCTGATGTATTCTTAAAACCATCTAATGCCACTAATAATTCATTAAGGGTACTATCGCGTTCACCACCAGCAGTTTCTCCATCACCAGAACGTTTTCTACCAACAGCATCAATTTCATCAATAAAAATAATACATGGTATATTTTTCTTTGCTAATTCAAAAAGTTCTCTTATTCTGGATGAACCAACTCCAACATATTTTTCTTGGAATTGAGAACCTGAAACAGCAATAAACCCAGTTTTGGCTTCACCTGCAAGTGCTTTAGCAAGTAAAGTTTTACCATTACCGGGTGGACCCTCTAAAATAAGACCTTTGGGTACACGTACATTGTACCTCGAATATTTGGTAAAATTAGATAATAAATCAATACATTGTTCAAGCTCTAGTTTAATATTATCATAACCTCCAATACTAGAGAAATTATAAGGCGATTTTGATATAACCTCAAAGTTCTCGGATTTTTTATTTTTATTTGTTAGAGTAGATCGAATAGGCTTACCCCAAATATCTCTTTCAATACCATCTTCATCTGGCTCTGTATTAATAAACCCATTTTGTAACATTTTTTTATTAATAAAAATCCTTACTGTACCTGGTGCTGGAGGTGGTAAAGTATCATTTTTATTTTCATTGATATCATTATTCATTAACTTTTCAAAAATAGCCATTTCTTCTTCATCCATTTCTAAATCATCTTCTTCTTCTTCTTCATCTTCTTCGTTGTTATCATCCGCATAATAGTTACTTTTAAATTCTCTATCACGTTTAATTTTTCTTAAAGTAGGTTTGTTTAATGGATCAGTAGTATTTCTAGATTGTATTCTTTTTAAATATTGTTCATGATATATTCTAGAAAGAGGATAGGATGGTTGTTTTCTAGGATATTGACTAAAATATAATGCTGTTATAGGTTCTCTAGTTGTTCTAAAAATTTTGGGAAAAATAAAAGCATTTACTACTCCAATGAATAATAATATATTGAATTTTAAAAGCATATATTATTATTAAATATTAAATATTTATATACTTTTTGCAAAAGTATTGGATATATTAACAAGTAATATTATAAGCAGCTAATTTATTTTTTAATGCATTAGTAGCTGATTTTAAGTTTGAAGTAGTATTCTTTAATTGAGAACTTGCTTGTTGTATATATTGAACATCGGGGTTAGTTGCCATAGCAATACTAACACCTTGTTCGCAGAGAACATTCCAGCTATCAATAGTATTAATAGATTGAGCAATAATATTTTTTTCAACAGCACTTAATTGTGCACCATTTAAAGATGCATCTGTAGGTGAAACAAAGTAATTTATATATTGCATAGCACAGTTTACCTCATCCATAACACCTTGTAAAACAACCTTTGTATCATGAGCAGATTTAGGTACTTGAACAGTGGTAGTAGTAAAGATGGTCTCCTTGAATTTACCGAAAATTTTGGATAAATTAACAATCTTACCAAGAGCAATAGAAATTGTTGTTAAGAAGCCAATGTCACTGATGATATTAACATTCTGCAATTTAGTAATAAAACTCTCGAATAATTCACTTAAATCATCAGCGGCTTTACCAAATTCAGAGAACCCTTCAATATCAATATCAAGTTCCATATGTTTGGATTCATTAGCAATTCTACCAGCTGCTTGGAAAAGATTAGCATAATCATCAATAGTACCTTTTCCATGGAAATCAGAGCAATTAATCTCAGATGCATATGTTTTAATTTGTTTTAATAATATATCGGCTTGGTTATTATTAGATGCATCTGTATAAGTAGTAACAATTTCAGTTAGGTTCAAGTTTATATTGACATCATTATTACTAGGATCAGTAGAAGATGTAAATATTTCACGAATAATATTTGAACCATCTACTGATTTGCCAGTTTGATTAGTAATGTCATAACCAGGTCCATGGAATACGTTACTAGAAAGGTCAGAAACAATAGGAACAGGTACTGGCATAACAGTGAGGTCATCACATACTGCCGAAAATACTTGATTAGAACTTATGTCAATAACATTGGATACATAGGTTTGGTTACTGTTAATATTATAAGTTATGTTAAAACTGAGATCTGAATTACCGTTGTTTCCGTTGGAATTGTTGTTGTTTCCGCTAGCATTGTGCTCATGGTCATCATTTGATGGAGGCATCAAATATATTATTTAAACATAATAAAAAATATGCGAAAATATTAAATAATTTATCTAAATAAACGCATATATGGTAAGCAAATTTTACAATTCTAATTAAATAATTAGAATTGTAAAATAAAAAAAAAGAGAAGGCAGAGAGAAAACACATCTACAAATTTTTTATTAGATTTTTGAAAATAGAATTCTTCATAAAGAAGTACACATAGAGAACATTGAAAACATAAAGTAAAGAGGTGTCTGTTTTAATAAGAATTTACAAACATGTAGTAATGCGATTATAATAATATATCGCAGAATTATTTAATAGAAGAAGGAACAGTAATGGGAGAAATAGATACAACTGAAGGAGTTAATTTACGAATACATCCACGCTTATGTGCAGCTAATGCTTTCAAGTTATTAGCTGAAAAGCTCTTGCATAAATCGCATTTTAGGCCGGGCTTTTGAATGGGGGCGGAATATTTGGTAGCCAAATATTTATCCAAAGTAGGAAAACGAATTTCATCTATTTGAGAGAGAACTTTTTTCTGGCTCTCTTTAAAGACATCTACTACCGCAGTTTTCTGCGATAAAAAGAGTTGATATTCATTATTAATAGTATCCAACATATCTTTTGGAATAGTACAATCATTATCATTTTGATGTTTGAAAGTTTGTAGTTTCGAAGATAATTGGTCTATAATATCAACCGCAGCTTCAATTTTAGATGGGCAATATTCACCATTATGAACATAAACAATAATATTATTATTATGAATTTCAATTTGGTAATTCTTTTTACCACAAATACCACTTCGTTGAGAAATAAAAATACCATTACAGTTTTGTTCATCAATAGAGGTTAGAAAAGTTTGAACATCATCAATACTAATGTTCTCTTCACTATTCTTATTGTCAATCAAGATATTTGATTTACGTTGACGTTTTAATAGAATCAGACCATTTATAGGATTTGAACGATTAGGATTATGAACTTCAGCACTATTATATATTTTGGTAAGAATAGTTGATAATTGTTTATCATTATGCTTTTCAGATGTATTGTTATCACGGAATTTATTGAACACATCACCTAGTTCATTCATGAATTTTGTCTGTGTATTTTGCATAACGGGAATGTTAGAAAAGTTTGAAATGCTTTGCGAATAGGGGTCATTTAAAAGAAGTTTTTCAAATAGATCTATGAATGAAAGATTAATAGCCTCAAAGTTAATAGAAGGGTTATTCTCATAGAATTTTAGTATTCGATTATTTGTTATTTCAAGTGCCATGAAATTGGATACGCTAGTATTATAATGTTTTATTAGAAATTGTTTAAGCTATTTAAACTTATAATAAATGGATTATCATAAGTTTTTTCAAATTGCATTTGAAGTTGGTTTTCGTCCGGTTGAAGGAAGACATATTATTTATTTTTGGAAAAATGGAAGATAGGGATTTGATCAAAATTAAGATTTTTACTTTGTAAAAATAGAACAATATTAGCGTGATTACGATATAGTTCTTCATGTTTTTGTTTCAGCTCTTGTATTTCATTTTGTAATTCACTGCATTTCATTTTTAATACATAGTTTTCATGCGATAATTGGAGCATATAATTATTACGTTTCATTGGATATATACTATTTTTATATTTTTCCTAAAGTTTTCTAATAACAAAGCATATATGGTAAGGTAGAAATTACAAATATTACAATTGTGACTATTAACTAGAATTGTGATTTTTGTAATTTACTGTGAATTACAACTTGTGAATTGTAATTACAAAAAATGGCTCAGAGTATGGTAAGGAAGATTTAGAAATATTTCGTAAAATAAATTCTAGCTCAATATTATATGTCTTCTCAGACGACTCCGCAAGCCCCCTTCAACCAGTGGCAAAACTTTTACCCCTCTTCTGGACCTGGACCTTATGGTTTTGGTTATGACACCCAACCTGTAACAATGCATGACCAGATTTATGCTACCGTATCTGGTACTGCTGAACGAACTAAACAACAGGCTGCCAATGATATCGCCCGTGATATCTTACGTGCAGTTGACCATGGTAGTTCTAATAATTCCCACATTACTGAGATAAACGCAGCAGCAGTAACTGCTGCTGTTGAGCGAAATGGCTCTCAAGGAATGACCACAACCGAACGTGTTAACTCTCAATTAGCTGCTGCTGTTGAGAGAAATGGTGCTGCAAACATGTCTGCTATTGAACGCACAACCGGCGAGGCTCGTTTAACAACTGTTATAGCTGATGCTGCTAGCCGTCAAGCTGCCAATGATACTGCTCGGGATATTATGAAAGCTGTTGATAGAACTGGTCTAGAGGCTGTTTCCAGCACAAAGGATGCTTACAATGGTCTATTAGCATCGGTTGAACGTAATGCTGGTGAGGGTCGTATCCAAACCCTTACTTCATCTGGTATTGTTGATAACTCTTTGAGAGATGTTCGTTACTCTATATTATCTGATGTTAACCGTGTTGGAACTGACCTAAATGCTTCTAATGTTCAAACATTTAATGTTCTTAACAAAGCTATTACTGATAGTGCATGGGAGCAACGTACTGCAGTTGCAGCTGGTTTCCAAAATATATCAGAGGAGCACCTCCGTACCAAATTTGACCTTAACAAAGGTATGGATGCCCACTATTCTTCTCTTCTTTTGGAGCAACAGAAATTAGGACACTTTATGTCAGCCAAGGCTGATGGTCACTTTGCTTCCACCACTCTTGAACTACAAAAGGTAAAGGATAGACTTGCAACCCAATCTGCTATGCAGCATGCCGATGCCCAACTTGAATTACAAAAGGTAAAGGAGGGACTTGCATGCCAAGCATCCAACTACAATGCAGTTGCATTATTGGAGGCCCACAAGAACCGTGAGGCTATCCAAAAGGATTTGGCTGAGGCCAGATACGAGGCACTCAAGAGCCAACAATACCTCACTGATAAAATGGGTGAGTGCTGCTGTGAAATCAAGGAGAAGATGGATGTTATTGACCGTGATAGACTTCGTGATAACCTCATTGTTTCCAGAGAGGATAACAATGTTCTCAAAATTCTTGAGTTTGGAGGACTTGGAGGTGGATATGGGCGTGGATATGGCTATGGAGGTCGTGGACGTGGATCACGTTCCAGATCTCCTGGAAGACGTTGAAGGTTTAAAGGATCGCGAGAAGCTCAAGAAGGACATCAACAAAGAAGTCGTAGCAGAAGTAAATCATCAGATAGTGATTCATCATATTCGAGTTCATCTTCCAGTTCAAGATCATCAAGACATTCTCGTTCAAGGGGAGATAGAAAAGTAATTATTGTTAAGGTACAGGGTCCTACTGGACCAAAAGGAGACCCAGGTGTTCCAGGTATAACTGGTCCACAAGGTGACACCGGTCCACAAGGATTAGGTGATACCGGACCCACTGGAGTTCAAGGATTACAAGGTGATACTGGTGAAACAGGTCCTCAAGGATTACAAGGTGATACTGGACCAACTGGTTCTCAAGGAATACAGGGCGATATTGGTCGCACAGGTCCTCAAGGATTACAAGGTGATACTGGAGCAACAGGTCCAACTGGTAATCAAGGTAGACCAGGTATTCAAGGTCTTCAAGGATTACAAGGTGATGCTGGAGCAACAGGTCCAACAGGAAATACAGGAGCAACAGGTCCACCTGGTAGAGATGATTGATTGAGTGTAATATAAAACAGTATTAGCGGTCCGACTAATAAAACAAATACAAATAGTTTAAAAACATAATAATATTAATAATAAATAATGAGAAGTCGTTATTTATTATTATCATTATCCGCATCTGATAAAATAATAAAAAACATAGATATACCTTCTTGTAGAAATTGTATTCATTATAAAACTGCTGCTTATAATGATTTTTCATCAAGACTAAATAGATGTGAGAAATTTGGTAGTAAAGACATAATTACTGATAAAATAACATATGATTTTGTAGATTCATGTAGAGATGATGAATCTAGATGTGGTAAAAATGGAAAATATTTTGAAGAGGAGAAAAATATAGATTGGAAAATTATAAAGCATAAAATTAGTAGTAATTATATACAAGGAACAACACTAGCTATATTGGTATCATTATATATAACTATTATTATTAATGGGTTTTCTAAAATGCCAAACTGAAATAATAATTATAATAAATAAATATAAAAAAAAATTTTTATATATAATAACAAGCATGCTTACTAGTAGATTTTTGCAAAAATCAAGATGTTTTTCAACATTAAAAATGCCAGTTTCAGCATTGAATGTTTTCCAGAATAGTTGTTATCATAAGATTGATTTTAAAATCAATGAGGATAAGAGTGCAAAAGAGGCAGTAACTCGTTTTACTGCATTTAATGTTGGTTGCTTGGCAGTTACTGACAGCACAGATAAAGTAGTAGGGGTATGTTCAGAACGCGATTTTATTACCAAGGTAGCATCATTAGGTAAGGATTATGAAGTTATGAAAGTGAAGGATATTTGCACATATGGTCCAAAGATTATTATTGCAAAGAAGGAAGATTCACTTGAGACTTGTATGAGTAAGATGATGTTCAAGGATATTCGTCATTTATTGGTTATAGATGAAAAGAATGAGGAGTTCATTGGTATGATATCTATTAAGGATTTGATCAAGGAAATTATGAAGGAGAAGAATGAAACAATTACCAGACTAAGTGATTTTAGTCTAGGGAAAGGTGCATTTTTTGGCAGTGAATAAGTAATAAAATAAAAATATGTTTTCTGTATATTTTTATTATAATATAGATTGAATAGTAATTGAAGCAGAAATTTGTGGTATTTTATTACCATAATTATATGAACCAATACTAACATATGGATTATTAATTGTATTATTTACTAATTGTAACTTGCATGCATAACCAGTACTAGATAATTCAGTAGGTATTATCATATCATCATCCTTCAATTGTATAATAAAATAATTTGTATTTTGAGAAGATGAATGAAATGAACCAACAACACTGGCAGGTGAAGTATATAGTGAATTTTTTAATAAAGAAAATTGGCAGGAATTAGCGAGAAAAATACTAATATAAACAGAGTAAAATCCAGGTTTCCAAATATATATCTCAGATGTGTTTGGAATATGTGAACAATTACCATATAATGAATTTGTGTTATCAAATAGTATACATCCATTTTCCGCTATTTTTTGCTCGGATATGCTATATACATTAATAAATGTAGGAATTGTATAAATGGTTGGAGCAGTAGGTCCTTCTACAACAATTTGAGGATCAGGTGGACAATCTGAAATACTTGTATCATAAGCAGTCTCTATTATTTCAGATATTCTTACATTTTCATTTATTTCGTTTAAATCATTTGTTTCATTAAATTCAGTAAAATCAGTAGACATTTATAATAGATTTAAACATTTTCTAAATATAACAGGTTCTCAATGCTTATTACAAAAAGTATATTTTATAAATAAAAAAAGTAGTAAATATTACAAAATTACAATTTGTAATTACAAATTTAGAAGTCTGTAGTTACAACAAAATCACAAATTACACATTTGTGATTTTGTAATTAGTTTTGCGTAAAATTTCTTAGTTAATAGTACAATCGTAATAATATGGATAATAAGACATTTTTTATCACTATTATCTTTAATAAAATAATTAAAATAAATTATTTTATTATCAATAATCTAAATCCATAATATTTCTACTCTGAAGTTTATAATAAACATTCCGAACTAAATTAACCATACAATTTGTTACTTCTTTTACAAATCAAATAAATTTTCAGGACTGTAATAACAAATGCCTATATTTTCAGCAAATACTTTATCACTGTCTGAAAAATCAGATAGTCTTCCAAGAGCATCTCCTACAAAGAAAGATTCCTCTTTGTTTATTTTATTATCTCCAATTAAAGCATCCAATAATATAGTATTGGGTTTGTATTCGCATTTATCTGTTGCAATAACTATAAAAATAGGAATATCCAATGTTTTTGCTACTAGTTTTATCTGCTCATGTTTCCATAACTTAGATTGATTTGTAAAAATAACAATCATATAACCGTCTTCATAATATTTTTTAATTTGTTCAGGAATATTAGGATTTAACCATTGCCAATCATGTATATTAGACGGAAATTTCTTACCATTTTTTGGTTTAACAAGTGTCCAATCATAATCAAATGCTGCCATTTTTCTCTTATGTATTGCATCATTTAAAAGATAAATAGTTGGTGGCATTTTGTTATTACATAATTATACATATAAATTGTTTCAATTTTTTATGTAAAAGTTCTCCAACCTTCTCAAATTATTTGTTTTTAACAATGGAATTATCAAAAACCTTATTTCTTTTTTGACAACCACGTTTATGTGCGGATAAACTTTGTTTACTTGAAGCAGTAAAATTATTACATAAATCACACGCAAAACATGAGCTTTTTACATAAGCATACTTATGAGATAGATATTTATCCAATTCTGGAAACTTGATATCATCTATTTGTGTAGACATTTTTTTCTGAAAATCTCTCAAAGTTACAATCATAGCTTCTTTTTGAGAAATATATCTTTGATATTCGTCATTGATAATATCTAATATTTCTTTGGATATACTATTGTTCTCATCATGTTGGGTTACATCTTCTAATTTTCCAGATAAATTATCAATGATATCAACAGCAATACGAATTTTATCAATAGAATACTCACAATATTGCACATAAACGAGAACCTTACCTTTATGAACATCTATTTGATAATTTTGCTTGAATGAAATACCAGAATACTGTGATAAGAAGATACCATGAGTGTTTTGATTATCAACATCAACAATAAACTTTGCTATCTCATCCTTATTAATGTTCTGCTTATAATCCTTGTTCTCGAATAAGATCGTAGGTTTATCTAATCTCTCCATAATAAAATCACCAGAAGATTTAACACCAGTAGTATCTCTAACTTCAGCATTAGGATATACTGTATTTAATATATTACAAAGGTTTTGCTCTCCATACTTTCCTTTATTAGATGAAACATTATATTTACTAAGGAATTCAGTGAGTTCTTCTTGTAACTTAGTTTGAGATGATAATGAATTAGCAGTAGTTTCTTTAAGAACATCTATATTTTGAGTGATTCGATTCTCACTTGCAGTAAAAAAAGCATATAGAGGCTGTTGAATTGTCTGCATCATCGTGTTGTATTTAGTTTCTATATTACCAATATACTCATTTAATGATTTTTCATTATTGTTATTCTTTACTAATTTATTAGTATCTTCTATAATTTGAGAATGCATTTGCTTTATACATAATTGGATTTGAGAACCTAGGTTCTCTTGATTCTTTGGTATTACTTCATTTAAAATAAGAGTAGTTTTATCAATAAGATGAGTATTATTTTTATCCATAAGAGATGTTAATTTCTCACTCGTAGTCAGAGTGCTATTATGAATAACCTGTCTAACATCATCGATGTATTCTTTTTTCAAATTCATAAATTGTAAAACCATATTATTAGTCATTTCTGAATTAATTTTTGTCAGGTTCTCGTTAACATTATTTATATTTTGTTTTAAATTATCTAACTGCATATTGCTCTCCTTCATAAAAGATAATAACTGTGAATTTATATTTGTATTAATGTCACTTGACATCTTATTAAATATGTTCTCCATAAAATCTATTAGCATAACATTAGCGGATTCTATAGAAATATTTATATTTTCATTATAGTAATCCCATATCCTCTTATTATTTATAGTAATAACAAACTCATTTCCATTTATGCTCATGTTATTGTATGTTTATCATTTTTTCTTTATATTGTTTAACTT